TGCTGGCCCTGGCGGTGCTGATGCCTGACTTTCGATTACTGAAAACGTCCCCGGAAGGATTGGCGTTGATTGCCGATCTCGAAGGATGTCGCCTCTCGCCCTACCGGTGTAGCGCCGGCGTATGGACATCCGGCATTGGCCACACAGCAAATGTTGTGCCGACGCGGGACATTACCGAGCGTGAGGCCGCGGTAAACCTGGTCGCTGATGTGCTCAACGTTGAGCGGCGTCTGGCGGCGTGTGCGCCGGTGGAGATGCCACCAAGGGTCTATGACGCGCTGGTGAGTTTTACCTTTAATGTCGGCGCAGGTGCCGCCTGCCGTTCGACGCTGGTGTCCTTTATCAAACGTAAACAGTGGCCGCAGGCATGCGGGCAGCTTTCCCGCTGGGTGTACGTCAACGGCGTCAAAAATGCCGGGCTGGAAAACCGTCGTGTCCGCGAGAAGGCCTGGTGCATGAAGGGGCTGCCATGAGAACGCTCATGCTGGCGCTGGCCGGGCTGTTGGCCATCACGCTGTGGCTTCACCATGACAACCTGAACCTGTCCCGCTCCTTAGCCACGGCCAACCGGGTCGCCAGCGAGCAAAAAAAGGCCCTCGCCACGCTTAACCAGCAGCTGTCCCTGTCGCAGCGGATGGCCAGAGCAAATGAAAATGCCCAGGTCAGGCTCCGTGAGGAGCTTGTTACCGCGGGCGAGGAGAGGGCAAGACGGGAAGCGACTATCGGGAGATTACTCAATGAAAATGAAGCGTTACGCCGCTGGTATACCGCTCAGCTGCCTGATGCTGTCCGCAGGCTGCACACCCGCACCGCCTGCGCCTCCGCAGCCCATTGTTTACAACGCCTGCCCGAAGGTGAGCCGCTGCCCGATGCCGGGAAGCGAGCCCGCCACTAACGGCGATCTCAGCGCGGATATTCGCAGGCTGGAATACGCCCTTATCGCCTGCGCGCTGCAGGTTGAAACCATCAAAGACTGTCAGGATAAACTCGATGCACAAACTCAAGAGCCTGCGTCAGGCATTAATTGACGCGATCCCCCAACTCAATGCCAACCCGGAGCGCCTGCAGATGTCGGTCGGAGGCGGCAATATTGACGCCCGGCTGGCCTCCTCGCTCTCCTTTGAAAAGCGGTATGCGCTGAACGCGAAGGTCAGCGGCTTCACCGGCGACAGCGATGGTTTTTTCGTCCCGGTACTGGCCTGGCTTCGGGAAAACCAGCCGGATATTTTTACTCTCGATGAAGGACGCAAAAACGGTTACACCTTCGCGATCGTCTTAAACGATGACGATACGATGGATATCACCATCAGCGTGCAATTAACCGAGCGTATTCTTGTTTCCCAGGATCAGGGCGCTCTGCACGCGACGTATTCCCCCGAGCCGCCGCTGCCGGAGCCCGTCACGCGGCCGAAGGCGCTGTACGTCAACGGCGAGCTGGTCAGCCAGTGGGAGGGCTAAGTTCCCTGCGCTGAAGGCCGCCATTCGCCTGCTGTCTGGACCGCTTGTTGTATCATCCCGCAGAAAACCCCGTCTCGTTGCTGCCGTTCCTCCTGAACGGCATTCTCTTCTCATGAATACATTAACTTCCATGAACGGTATCGCTCGCGCGATCCGCAATCTGATTCGTATCGGTGTTGTGACCGATGTTGACCTCAACAGAGGGCTTTGTCGTGTCCAGACCGGCGGGATGAAAACCACCTGGCTGAACTGGCTAACCTGTCGTGCGGGACGTTCGCGCGTCTGGTGGGCTCCTTCCGAGGGAGAGCAGGTGCTGCTGCTGGCCATCGGCGGCGAGCTTGATACCGCCTTTGTGCTGCCCGGCATTTTCTCTGACGACCATCCGGCGCCGTCCGGGTCACCTGACGCGTTCCACGTCTCGTTTCCGGACGGCGCGGTCATCGAGTACGAACCCGAGCGCGGGGCGCTGACGGTTGCTGGCATTAAAACGGCCGATATTACCGCCTCTGAATCGCTGACCGCCACCGTGCCGGAGGTGCGGGTGACGTCAACGTCCCGCATCACGCTGGATACGCCTGAAGTGGTGTGTACCAACAGGTTAATTACCGCCTCTCTTGAAGTGCAGAAGGGCGGCGTGATGGCCGGAAATATTGAGCATTCCGGCGGTAAATTCACCTCCAACGGGGTGCAGGTGGACAACCACGCGCACGGCAGTGTGCAAAGCGGCGGAAGCTGGACTAAGGGGACACAATGACGGTGCGTTACAGGGGGATGAACAGGCAGACCGGGCTGAGCATTTCAGAGGCTGAACACATCCGGCAAAGCGTGCGCGACATTCTGGTTACGCCGATTGGCTCGCGGGTCATGCGGCGGGATTACGGCTCGCTGCTGGCGGCGATGATCGACAGGCCGCAGAGCCCGGCGCTGCGTCTGCAAATCATGGCCGCATGCTATTCCGCCATCCAGAAATGGGAGCCGCGGATAAGCCTGACAGCCATCACTTTCGAGCGTTCGGAGAACGACGGGACGTTGTATGTCGATATCACCGGCACGCGCCCGACCTCCGGACAATCCTTTTCTATCACCATTTCACTGAGTTAAACGCTATGGCTATTGTTGATCTGAGCCAGCTCGCCGCGCCTGATGTCGTGGAGGAGGTGGATTATGAAACGCTGTTGGCAGAACGAAAGGCCACCTTTGTCTCGCTCTACCCGGAAGAAGAGCGAGAAGCGATTGCACGGACGCTGACGCTGGAATCCGAGCCGATTGTGAAGCTGCTGCAGGAGAATGCCTACCGGGAAGTCATCTGGCGCCAGCGGGTTAATGAGGCTGCGCGTGCGGTTATGTTGGCCTATGCCGCAGGCAGCGATCTGGACCAGATTGGGGCAAACGCTAACCTTCAGCGTCTGGTCATTACCCCTGCCGATGACGCCACGTTCCCGCCCACTCCGGCCGTGATGGAGTCCGATACCGATTTTCGTCTGCGCATTCAGCAGGCGCCGGAAGGGCTGAGCGTGGCCGGTTCGACGGGCGCGTATCAGTTCCATGGCCGCAGCGCAGATGGCCGGGTAGCGGACATTTCCGTAATTAGCCCACAGCCCGCAAACGTCACGGTCTCCGTGCTTTCCCGGGAGAATAATGGCGTGGCGTCCGAGGAACTGCTCACCGTTGTTCGCAATGCGCTGAACGATGAGGACGTTAGGCCCGTCGCTGACCGCGTGACCGTCCAGTCGGCCAAAATAGTTGACTACAACATTGAAGCATCGCTTTTCCTTTTTCCCGGTCCCGAAAGTGAGCCGGTACTCAACGCGGCAAGAGGCCGGCTACAGGCCTATATCACGGCGCAGCATCGGCTTGGACGCGATATTCGCAAGTCCGCCATTTACGCTGCCCTTCACGTTGAAGGGGTGCAGAGGGTGGAGCTGACCGCACCCGCGGCAGACATCGTGCTTGATGAAACGCAGGCCTCATGGTGCAGCCACTACAGCGTAACCGTGGGGGGGAACGATGAGTAATACGCGTCTTCTACCGGTTGGCTCGTCGCCGCTTGAGGTGGCGGCGGCGCGCGCCTGTGCGGACATCGAAAATACGCCCGTTCCGCTGCGTCATCTCTGGAGCGCGGACACCTGCCCGGCGAATCTGCTGCCCTGGCTGGCGTGGGCGTTTTCGGTTGACCGTTGGGATGAGAACTGGCCGGAGGCCACCAAGCGGGATGTCATCCGCGCGGCGTGGTTTATTCATGCCCATAAGGGAACGATTGGCGCCGTGCGCCGCGTGGTGGAGCCGCTCGGCTATCTGATTAACGTCACCGAGTGGTGGCAAACCAACGATCCGCCCGGAACCTTCCGCCTTGATATCGGCGTATTGGACACGGGCATTACCGAGGAAATGTATTACGAAATGGAGAGGCTTATTGCTGATGCAAAGCCTGCCAGCCGCCACCTTATTGGCCTGAATATCATCCAGGACATTCCGGGTTATCTCTATACCGGTGCCCTGAGCTATGACGGCGACATCATCACGGTTTATCCCGGATAAGTGAGAGCAGAATGACAGTGAAATATAAAACGGTTATCACCAAAGCCGGTGCCGAAAAACTGGCTGCCGCGACCGTCCCGAACAAGAAGAAAGTTAATTTTACCGCGATGGCCTTGGGTGATGGTGGGGGGACATTACCGGTGCCCGATGCCAGTCAGACGAAACTCGTCAATGAGGTTTGGCGTCATGAACTGAACAAAATCAGCCAAGACAACAAGAATCAAAATTATGTGATCGCGGAGTTGCTCATCCCACCTGAAACCGGTGGTTTCTGGATGCGAGAGATGGGGCTCTATGACGACACCGATACACTGATTGCTGTTGGTAACATGGCGGAAAGCTATAAGCCGCTGCTGGCTGAAGGGTCAGGCCGAGCACAGACCGTGCGTATGGTGGTTATGGTGAGCAATATCGACTCGATCGAGCTTTCGATTGATACCTCCCTGGTCATGGCAACACAGGATTATGTCGACGACAAGCTCGCAGAGCATGAGGCATCACGCAGGCATCCTGATGCCACGACTAAGGACAAAGGATTTACGCAGCTTAGTAATGCAACCGACAGCGCGTCTGAGATGCTCGCAGCGACGTCGAAAGCGGTCAAGGCGGCGTATGATCTTGCAGCAGGAAAATACACGGCTCAGGACGCGACCACGGCGCAAAAGGGTATCGTCCAGCTCAGTAGCGCAACCGACAGCACGTTTGAGTCTCTTGCGGCCACACCAAAGGCTGTGAAGGTGGTCAGCGATGATATTAAAACGCTGAAAAACAGCCTCGGCGATGCTGCTTTTAGAAACATAGCTGAGAATGCTTCAGGGACATTAATTCCGGTAGGATATAAGGGAAATTTTAAATCCGAATGTAATCACGGGGTGCTTGATTTTGCGACGTACCCATTTGTTGTAGGGGAGTCATTGTTTATTGATGTGCGTGGATGCACTAACAATCCGCCGTTTCTGAATCAAGACTATTATTATATTGAGGTTATTTGTGCGACTAGCCCGGCGCAGGGGGGAAGGGTTAACAGACCTTTAATTCAATTTGTAAGCTACACAAATTCGACACAGGTTCTAGCCATTCGCGAAGATGATGGTGTTAACATTGGATGGCGATATTTTAGCACTGTGCAATATGATTCCGGCAGTAAAACAGTTACGACGCCCGGTTCAATAAGAGCATTTAATGGCGCGACTGAACTTTCTCAAAACGCAATCTTTATCCGTGGCGAAAACAATAAGCATCTTTGGTTCTTTAGAGCTGATAATCAAGAGGCAGGACTTGTTTACGCTGGTGATGACAAAGTGCTTCGCTTGCGCGGTGGAGGTGGCCCTTCACTTAATATCTCTCCTGACGGAAGTGTCGTTGCAGGTGGTTACTTAGGTGCGCTCGCTGATATTCACTCAAATCGCAATATCAGCAGTGATGGATTTATTCAATCTGCTGCAGGGCTGTATGACACTCCCGGTGTGCGAGTATATTCGCCTAACAACCCGCCGCCAAAACAGGACTTGAGCCCTTATGCTACAACCGCATGGGTTCAGGGGAGTTTTGCGTCGTCTGCATGGACTATAGCAAATTTCCTGCAAGGAGGGCTCAGGCTTGCATCGGCGGGAGTCGCGACAAACGGAAATAATGATAATGAGTTTGCATATGCACCTAACGGGACGGTAGTCACTGCTGTGCAGCAAAAAACGAATTACACAGCGGTACAATATCGCTCCCTTCAATATAACATCGGTGGAAACTGGTACACAGCATGGGTGGCTTAATGACAATGCAATCAGGTGTATTCGAAAAATATAACCCGTTAGACAAATGGGGAGAGTATACTGCTGACAAAGTGGCTAAACTTTCACAGGAGGAACTTGAACTATATTATATTGCGAAATCTCCTGGAGTGAATATTGTTTTTCTGAAAGATGAGTATGGCAATGATTGGTATCGTTGGTTAAAGACGCTTTCAAAAGAAACGCTTAAGATATCTTTTAATCCAGAATCAAAAGAGATAATTCACTTTTCTTACGATGCTAGCGCTATTTTTCCTATTAATCAGATTGTCGTGGAAGTCGAGGCAGACAATGTGCCTGATGAATTCACAAATGCTGGAAATAATGCGCTAGGTGGCGCGTTTATTTTTGATGGCGGGAAGATAACCCTTACTCCAGTGGATTATCAGGCAGAAGCACAACGCAAAAAACTGGAACTGTTAACTCAAGCAAATAATGCGATTACCATGCTTCAGGATGCGATTGAGCTGGATATGGCGACCGAGGAAGATGCTGCGAAGCTGCAGACGTGGAAAAAATTCCGTGTGTTATTGAGCCGTGTTGACGTGAGTAAACCGGACTGGCCTTCATTACCTGATACAGAGATAGGAGTCAGCAAGATCGTGCCATTGCCTGACTAAACCCAAACCCTCCATTCCGGAGGGTTTTTCGTTTGTTGTGTAATCCTTTCCCCAACCCCAATACGTCGCATCAGTCGCGCGCTCCAAAGACAATAGCCTCACCACTAAACGAAGGAGTTAAACGGATGGGCGACTATCACCACGGCGTGGAAGTCATCGAAATCAACGATGGCACCCGCACCATTTCCACCGTCTCGACGGCAATCATCGGCATGGTCTGTACGGCCAGCGATGCTGACGACAAGACATTTCCTTTAAACGAGCCCGTGCTCATTACCAACG